TGTTAGAGGAGGTATTGCGATAGTGTATTTAATAAGGTAGGGATTTTAAGTCCGATTTAATTGGTACGAGCAGGGGGACTCGAACCCCCACGCCTTTGAAAAGGCTCAAGATTTTAAGTCTTGTGTGTCTACCAATTCCACCATGCTCGCTCCACTTAGGACACTTAGGACACACCCAAGGACACAAAGTTTCGACAGGTATAATCAATCTACCTGCTCTAGTAAAGAGACACCAACCTCTAAGTTCTTAGGTGCAAGGTGTGCGTACCTCATAGTAGTCTGGATAGCTGAGTGTCCCATCCATTCCTTGACGTGAACGAGAGGCATACCACGTTGCACTAAACGTGAGCATGTGGTGTGTCTCAGTGTGTGCCAGACTACATCGTCCAGTTCTAGATGGTTGACTAAGCGTTGCCACTTGGAGCGAGGGAAAGTGCCAAAGAGTTTACCTCCATCGCTGGCTGCAATCCTGCGTTCAAGAGCCTGACGTGCGCGAGTGGTTAGGGGAACAAGACCGTTGGTATCATTCTTCCTATCCACTAGGTACACGCCATGCTTGTCGATGCACTTAGCATCTAGCTTAGCCATCTCACCTGCTCTCATACCTGTGTCGATGGAGGCAATGAAAGCATCGTGTAGTTCATCGAACCCCCAGCTATCTAGGGTAGCTAGACACTGCTGTTCTTCTTCAACAGTGATGAAGCGTATCCTACTTGTACCTTCCTTTTGCCGTGAGAGGGTAGGCATACCACCTGGCAACCTACCTCTCTCCTTGGCAAAGCGTAGTATCTTAGAAAGGGAGGCCAGCTTTCTATTGATAGTGGCGTTAGCCCTACGCTTTTCTTTCTGAGCTATGATGAACTCATCGACTAGTTCAGTAGTGATGTCGGCTATGTCAATGTCCTTACCAAAGTAATTAACTACCTCGTTCATCACGAGGATAAGCTTGGACTCAGACTTAGTACCTACCCAATTCATCTTGTAGCATTTGTCGGCAGCTTCCTTCAGACCCCATGTGTGAGAGACAGTGATGCCCTCGCTTGGGACAGGCTTGCCTAGCATTAAGGCCTGCCTTGCTGATTGCTCCAGTGCCGTAGCTTCGCCGCGAGTGGATACAGTACGCCGAAACTTATTGCCATTAACGGCTACATAAACTTGGAAGCCGTTACCCCTTACTTTAATACTCATGTGCTACTCCAGAATGTTATCTAATCTTGTGACTAAAGCCTTACCTTTTTCGGTAAGGGTAATAAGTTTTTCCACACGAAACTCTGGGTTTTCGTATGTCTCTATCAAGTCATGCCCAGCACGTCTATGTCTAGAGAACTTGGTTAATGCTGCCACATTTCGACTGGCTGATGCTGAGGTAACCCCCAACAATTCACCAACCTCTTTGATAGTCACGGTGTTACCTTGGCTGTCCTTCTGTGCTATTATTAGAAATGCAAGAACAGTTTGTAATTGCATTTCGGTGTCAAGCTTTCGTAACTCCTCTACTATTCTGGTTAGTTTTGCTAATTTCAGAGACAATTAATGTCACTCCACTTCCTATATGTACCCATGTATCGGGATAATCTTTGCGAATAGATACTCCATATTTAGGAGTAAGGCTACCAAAATTACATGTGTGTACTGATATGTCGTAGTTGAAAATTGTAAAGAGCAATGCTCTACCCCTCTCATTAGTAAGTAAAAGATTCATATACATTAAGGGTTGGTTTAAAGTCGGCTTCCACGACAAAGCCACCGACTATTTCCACTGCTCAGCAAAATACGAATGGGTAATAGACCAGTTGCTAGGTGGTGCCTGAGGCCAGTCAGCATCGCCTCTTATCCAAGCCCATGTGGGCAGTAAACGCTTGTGTACCATCTTATCTCCTATAAATAAGTGAGGATACGATAACAAAAACTACCAAGAAAGCTGGTAGTAATGCCAGGATTGTAACGTAAATCATTAGTATGTCTGTTGTTATGTTATAACCTCCTGTTATTGTTTGAAACTGTATATATTATACACTGGCGGCGGTAATCTGTCAAGTGATAGATGTAGGCAATAAATTAAAATAGTGGTTCAAAGTTAATGCCAGAGTCATGCTTGTGCTTGAGGCTGCGGAGTGTTTGCTTTTCTAATGTCACGTCCTGCTCTTGCCATTCAGCATCGTAGATGTATTGAGTTAACTTCCTAATCTCTGTAGTGATAGACACCAATCGTTTGTCAGTATCCACGGTATCGTATAGTGGTTTGATGTACATGCTATGCTACCTCCTGCATGATTGATGTGTCATTCCAATCGTGGTCAAACATCTCTTCGTCAAAGAATGACTTGGTAAATGTCTGTTCATTACACTCGTGGATAGATTTGAATATGTGAGAGACAACATCGACAGTCCAGCCGTTGCCTAGCATACGATAGCGTTGCGTGTTGCTGACGTGGTTGGTGTAGCCTTCGGGTACAGTCTGCAATCTCTCGCACTCTAGCGGTGTAAGCTTGCGCCATGTTGTATCTGATGTGAGTATCTTAGGCTCACGGTGACCACCACCCATCGTAGTTAAGCATGGTGCTTTACCATTCACATGGTACACACGCTTGACTGATTGATTACCTGATAGGTCAGCGTCACCGACATGGCATAGACCATCCTTGCTAAAGACAAGCTGTCGCCTGTGCTTCTCAAAGTATGACTTGAGGTTACCACCCTTAAAGTAGTTAGCATCTATGCAGTGGGACTTGTCACGGTCAACAACGCCATCTTCTATTATGTCTTTAAGCATGATGCCCTTATCGTCAGGCACATCGAATGGAATGTTAGTCCAGTATAAACGGTAGCGGTTCTGTGCTGACACTAGGTTGCTGTTAATAGCAACAGGCTCGACACCTAAGATGTCAGTGATGACAGCCTCGCACTCCTTGGTCATGCGTACATTCTCAAGTAGAAAATAGGTAGGCTTGAGTTCCTTGAGCAGTCTTACATACTCAAAGAACAGTTGGCTACGAGGGTCATCGAAATTTAATCTTTTCCCAGCAAACGAAAATCCCTGACACGGTGAGCCACCGATGAGTAGGTCTATTGACCCTACATCTGCAGCTTGGATTCCCTGTACATCCCCAAGGTGTATCGTGTCAGGGTAGTTAGCCTTGGCAACTTGGATAGCATACTTATCTATCTCGCTGGCATAGTACTTATCTACCTTGATGCCTGCTTTATCTAACGCGATACGTCCACACGACATACCGTCAAACAAACTTAGTACATTCATAACAGCCTCCTGTATAATTACATGAGTGGATACATTAGTTCCACAATAAGGTTTTAAGTTCGTATGTAGTCCAACCAGAACGTAGTGATAGTTCTGTTATGCTTACACTAGTGTACATATAAGCCTCAATAATATCCTCAGCAGTCATCGTTCTCACCTTCTATAAATAAGAAGCCACCACCGTTACCTTCTGGGTCACGCGATACCTCTATAATGATTGTCTCATGTCCAGCCTTGGTCAGTCTGAACTTTGGGAAACCATCTTTTCCCCAATCGTCATCGTCATTAGTTACACCTAAGAACTTGTCGATGGTGTAGCCCTCAAGCTGTTTGTAATAGCCACTCATTACTGCCTCCTGTTGATAGTGTAGATTATACACTAGTGGATAGATTAGTCAATAACAAACCCACTAGTGTCATGCTTTGCTGAGCCTTTAGCATACAAGGCAACAACACATTCTGCAGGGTCAAGGAATCGTAGGTCATCCTTGTCACCGTCAATAACTTTGCGTCCTAAGAATGTCTCAGGTATAGCGTCTTGAGTACGCCAGACCACCGCCAGGTTTGCCCCTGTCTTGAGTGCAGCCAGCCTTGTTATGTCTGCGTACCTGTCAGATGCTTCTGAGTAAGACAGCGTAATGCTGTAGTTACTAGGTAGCTTCTTGTCTAGTCTGTTAGATGTCTTGGAATAATCATAAAACTGTATCTCAGGATAGTCGTTTTCCATGTCGATATAGTTTTCCCAAGGCACGTCAGACGTACCATTGAGCCTAACACATGGCTTGATGCCCTTGCGTAAACAATAGGCACTAAAACGGTCAAGGTCAGCCTTGAGTTGGACAAGGAACATTTCACGGTTATCACGCCACAAAATAGTCTTGCGTACTCGTGCCTGCTGGACACAATTCATCTGTCCACGGCCTGCCGTATTGAGACAACCTGATTTACAACCTGCCAAGACAGCCATAGGACACATATTTATGCCCTCGACTTGGTCAGCAGGTGCAAGGTACATGATAGCAGTCAGATACTCCGAACCATCGCCTTTAACAGTCTTGGCATTATTACCAACACCTAACAGCCTCAATCCATTAACCTTAGACATAATAAACCTCCAGTGTAAATTATACGGTAGTGTAGTCATTAGGATACAGGTATAGACACCTGTACCCAGATGATGACACTAAACGTCTTCATAGATTGTATAGATGATGAACGGTAACCAGAAACAGATAAGACCGAACACCGAACACATTAACGGATAAATCAGTGCAACACCATTGATAACGCCCATAAAGGCAACCATCATGCAACACAGACCAAACGTCATATACAGAAAGTACTCACCTGCGCTACACATTGCGAGATACCCATTTACCACTTACTGCACAACGAGAAACAAAGAACATACCCACGTTTTGTGACCATGAACCAATTTCCCCATAGCGTGCAGTAGTACGCTTGAAACCAAGATTATTGTAACCAATAGGATTACGAATTACTTTTGACATAGCTTTAGCCTCCTAAGCTTTACACCCTGCTATCATTGGCAGGTGTAGATACACCTAGAAGTTTAAGGGAGAACTATAGCGTATGGAGTCCAGGTGTACCTACAACTGACAATGGTAGACAGAATGAGGCTGCAACCCCCCAGCCGGTGATGACCCATACATCCAGATACTGCTATCCTTTATTACGGCTAGGGTAAACTGAGGCTGTATGTGTCGCTAGCTCATACATTTAATCGCTTGCACCCCGACTGACAACGATATTGCCAACATCATAAAAGCTAGTCCTTGCTATGGGATAGCTTGCTAGTCGTATCAATAGACTAGTGATAACTAGGCTTGCACCTGCTATCGAACCTTGGGTGACCGTAGCCTTTCGACTGTTAGAGGTCTGGCATTCACAAGGGTTCTTATTTCTTGCGTCTTTGATATTTATTACAGTAGTGTATCAATTTAGTTTAGTCAATTCTTTTATTCGTTAGGCTATTCTTTTATTCGTGGTGCTTAATGATGCGTTAAAGCGTTTATAAGTTATCACCTAGTAATCAAGGGTTGTCTACCGTGGTAGTGCGTCGTCTTGATGATTAGATTTAAGCATATGGAAATATATCCGTCAAGCGTAAAAAATACATGAGTGTAATTAATTAAAAAAAATAGATACAAACAAACAGACAAAGTAAAAGAAAGCACCAAGCAATCACAAGCCAAGCCATGCAATCGGATTTAATAACCGATGTAATTCCAGCAAGCCCTTATATATAAAGTCGTTGGTGGTGTGGTGGTGTGGCCTAACATTGTTTTTGACGTGGCGTGATGCGGTATAACTAAAGGCAACGGGGGCGAATGGCCTGGTCCTTGCGTATATACCCCCTCAGATTTTTGTTTGTATTTTAGGATGGGGTAGGGGGAGGAGGGAGGGTGTAGACCCTATACCTCTTATCCCCCTAGACCCCCTAGTGAACCTAAGTATATATATATATATATATATGAACCCCGGGGTATAGCTATAGGTGAAGGTTAGAACCAAGAACTAGCTTTTGCTCTATGATTACTGGTATTTACATGAGACATGAACTTATCTAGCTCATTATCCAGTAATTCACTCTTCCTGACCCTAATCTCACTGTCAGCATCTGCTGCCATCTGGTCTACCCAGTACTGCACAGCCATAGCCAAGACATCCAACCTATCATCGTGAGCCAAAGCACCACGTTGACGTGTAATTCTAGTCATCTGGTAGGTCAGCATGTACCTCATGGCCTTCTCAGGTGGTAGATGTTGCACACTATCGTAGTCTCTCTGGAGTACTTTAGGGTCTATAACGAGCCTATGCTGGTTCATTACAGGCTCTAGAGTATCAATAATCCTAGCTTCCTTCTGCTTACTATGCCTGACCTCCTCCATAGACACAGGGTACACCTTGGTCATGTAGGGTTTGAGTAGCTCAGTGAACATACCGTCACCAAAGTTACTCTCAATCAGCACAGCGTTAACCTTATGGTCTTTCGCTAGGTTGGCTATGGTCTTCAAAGTATCATCACTGTAGCCCCCAGCAATGCCTCCTGCAGCTGCAACGTGCAGGAAACCATTAAGCATCTTCACAACAGCGTATGCAGTCTCGTCAGAGCCTCTACCAGAGGGGTCAATGGCAAGAACACTACCTGTGTACCTAGAACGCCCTATGGTGTCCTCTGGGGCGTAGAAACGGTCACCAGACAAAGCCACGTTGGGGACGCTATCAATAGGCTTGAAGATGCCCCAGACCAGTTTCTCTGGTGCTGTGTCAATATCACAGGGGTAGACAATCAGGTCTGCTATTTTGAGAGGATACCTATCAGCATCAGACATGCTAGTATCAAGCATAAACTGTAAAGCGAAGCCACTTCTGCCATAACTAAGCTCTCTTTCTATCAAGTCTTCATCAGAAAAGCGTTTAGAGTCCGTAGGAGTCCCATTGATGGCCTCTGAGTCCCTCTCTAGTGTCTCCCATAGGCTTGGAGCTAAACGTCCACTGTAGGCCTTCTGAGAGCCTTCTACGGTAGGATACCTTGCAGGCCATACACGCATCGAATAGCCACGTTCTAGCAGGGTATTGTACAGGGACATCTCGTTTTGAGGGGTTCCAAGGTATACAACCTTACCGTCTGGCTTTAGGATAGCGTCAAACTCCTTGACTGCTTCACCAAGCTTTTCACGCATCATCTGGGTCATGGAGTTATTAGGTACTTCTACGTCATCAGCAATGATTATGTCGGCACGAGAGCCAGTAAGCTGGCCTGTCACACCCACAGACTTGACTGATGGGCTACCTGCTGCTTTAGCAGGGGCTACGTCAAAGGCAATCTTTGACCATCGTTGGGTATCCTTGGCTACTAGGTGCTGACATATGGGTAGCTCTAGGATAATCCGTTGGGTAAAGGTGGAGAAGTCATCAGCACGAGACTTCGATGCAGATACGACAAGAAACTTTAGTTCTGGGTCTAGCAGAAGCTGGTGAACGACATAGGCTGCCGTAATGTAGCTCTTACCCACCCCACGAAAAGCCTCAATGATGGCTCGTTTAGGACTACTCTGCAGGTATTCTGCAATGTCGTACTGTATGGGGGTGGGTTCTGGGAGGCCAAGGTGTTTCCACACCAAGAAGAGAAAGTTTCTGAAGTCATGCAGTTGAACTGGTACGTTCAAGCGGCTAGTGCCTTTGGATTGCTGGCATCAACGCCTATCCATTTAGACCACTCAGCATAATAGTGTCTCATACCAACCTCATCGTGGATTGTTCCGTTCTCGTGTCTACCGTGGAGGATATGACGCTCTTCAGTACCGGGGCGCATGGTTGTGCCTTGTCCTGCTACACCTATTAGGTCTTCGTGTAGGTTACGTCCGAAGCCACCCCAGATGGAGTTATGGTGTTTAATACGAGTAGCTCTGTCTTCTTTACTGTCACTCTTGAGGCCGTAGCCTCTGAACTCTATGAGAACCTTGTTAGGTGCTAGAGGAGTGACACTATCGCTACGGTAAGCTGAGCCTCGTAGATTGAAGTTATATCCAGGGAATAGGTCTACCATGTACCATTGGTTTGGGGGTAGGTTAGGGAAGGAGAGTTCACCTCTATCTTCAAAGCCATCATACTCTTCGTAGTTAACCGTGAAGCTACTAACGTTTACATGCCCATTATCAAACGGGATGTTCTTACGAGCAAAGTACTCATCGTTAAAACCAGACACACGATTAAAGTAGTGCATGAAGTCATGATAGAACTCTGAGTTTGTGTCGTGCCAAAGCTTGTAGTTAGTGTCTATGATGGCCTTATGGTAATGGAAGACCTCCAGTTCTTCGGTATCAATAGCATCAGCAATACAATCAAAAGCACCACAAGTCCATTCCTCCACACTCTGGGTAGGATTTGGGTCTAAGGTAACCCAGACCATACCACCATGTTTTACTTCACAGTGTAGTGGAAAACCAGTTGTGAGTACTTCCATATTACCAGATAGCTTATGTACTCCAGTATCTCTTTTTGCTACTACACCACCACTAGTATTCCATGCAATTACATGAACCCCAGCAATTTCTGTGGTTCTGAAGTCTCCTTCGTTACGCATCTCGCTGATGTGACACATAGGAACCCATACCTTAGAGAATATCTTTTCCATCTCTTGTTCATACAGGTCTTGGTCAGAGTAGATGTAAGAGCTTACATACTCTACGCTTGGCTTGGTTCGCCACTGCTTATGATTTCTTGGGGGCATCTAATCTCCATTAGTTAACTACTGACTCAAACGGCAGGCTCTCTAGGAGGTTACCCATAGGAGACTCAGCAGTTATAACGTCTAGGCTGGCTCCGTTGTCTTTGAGAAACTTAACGGCTACGGATAACTCTGAGGCTGTAGCTTCGCCAGTACGGACACGAGCAAGTAGCTCTTGGCTTACTGCATCATGCAGGGAGTCTAGGATTTCTCTGCTCATTTCGGTTTTCCGATAGACGAAGTGCTTCCATTTGGAAATATGTATAAATGGTAACTGCCCATATCTACTGCCACTGTCCCACCTTTTTCTTTTCGGTGTTTTAGAGCCGCTTCTCTACTAGAAAACACTGGCGCACTAGTTACTTGTTTTTTGTACTTATCTGTTTTTTTAGGAGCAGTTGGTATTTTGTTCATTGGTACTCTCCTGTACGAATTTGCTCAGCGACTTCCACAGCGCGTTGGCCTACTTGTTTAGCCCAGCGACTATCAAGCAGCTCTGTTGCTGCCATATCGTAGTTTCCGTCCTTTAGCTGACCCATTGCGTTTACGAACTTTGAGGCTGTCCCTATGCCTACGTTGAAGACGAAGTTCATTAATCCTTCGTACCTCACCGCGTCTAGCTCTTGTGACCACGGCATCATCTGTTCTAGCTGTGCGTCCACTCTCGCCAAGTCGTTCATTAGTAGGGTTTTCGCTTCTTCTTCGCTGATGCCTACGTCTTCCAGATTTCTTCCAATACCGATTGTTAGCTTGTCTGACGTGCATTTATATGGCTTTAGCTCCATGCCCTCATGTCGGATAAGTTGGTCAACTAGCTGGTTCATGCCTTCTTCTTTTTATATTTATTTGTTTTAGGAAACCCAGCTTTCATGTTTGCATAGGCAGCATCTGAAATTGTTGATTTAGCTTTTGAATTACTAGTTCCAGCTGCTTTCTTTTTATTGATGTTTTTATAAAGACTCATTCGATTTCTCTCTGCTTGTTCTGGGGTTGTAAGGTTGTGCATGTCCCACATCATTTAGTCCCATACTCTTCCTTGCGATAAGACTAGTTTTAATTTTGCAATCTCAATTTCAAGTTCATGCACTCTGCCCACTGTGTCTTGCACTGATTTTGGGGGTTGGAACTCGTCAATCCAGTTGTCGTTTTCTTCGACTTCCTCCATCGTCAGTTCAAGGTTGTGTTCCAAGAAACTGATGCGTTCTGTAAGTCCGAAGTAAACCCATACTGAGACTGCAGTAAAAGCAATCATGCTGATGAGGTTGCGAAGTGGGATTGTGATTTCACTGGCTTCGTTTAATTTGGTTGCGGCTTGTTTCATTTCTTAAAAGCCCCAATAGATTTTAGGCCAAACGAAGCACCAATGCTGGCTAAGATGCCCCAAGACAACCACTCTGGGCAGTCTTCTTTGAGGACGATAAAGCCTTCACGGATATAAGGTTGGGCATCAGGATACATACATCCAGCTATTATCAAGATGAAAGCACAAGTCCAAAGCTCATCTTTAATTGAGTTGTCAGACGCTTTCATAGCTTGCTCTTCCCAATTACCGTCCTGTTGGACTTTGGATACTTGGGCTTCTATTTTAGCAACTTCCAGCTTCTGTTTTGCCTGAGACTTCTGAGCCTTAGCTTCCATCCAGTTACCAGCTAGACTGGCTACGGCATTTATAATTGGTAACATTTACATTGCTCCTTTGAGCCAAAGCACATACCAAAGGAAACCACCACCACCCACTACCACCATTGCAATGACGGTACACCAGATTTGTAGTTGTTCTTTTCTATGTGCTTTTAAGTTTAATTCTTTTTGAATTCTGGCTCTCTCAGTAGCTATCTCAGCTTGAAGCCTTTCCCATTGACCTGGTTTTCCATAAAGTTGGAATATAGAGCGAAGCTCGTTACGCATATCGTCAAGTTTTTCTTTACGAAAATGCTTTTCGATTGCGCTGTCTTCAGCAAATGAGAATCTAGATTTTTTCTTTTGTGCTGCCCCAAACTGAAGTTCTGCTTCACCCTGTGCATACTTAGCCATTGCATTACTTAATGAAGACAAATCTTTGCCTACTTGCACAGCTTTCATAATAGCGGAATGTCCAGCAGATACGGCAGCAAAGGCCGATACTGGGTCAATCATTCAGTAAACCTCCACGTTGTCTGTGTTTATATATTTGGGGATGCAATACGCAGTCACCCTGTCCTTCGCATCTACGAAGTCAGAGTAACTATAGTTGCCGTATCGTTTTGAGATTTGGGATGCGAAGTAGTTGCAACGGTTGATGTCAGCGAAGTACATATCGCTACTGGTCAATGCTCTGTACTCGCCTGTCCCTATGAAGACTAGGAGCAAGAACACATGTTGCATTTACATCTTCATCAACAGGGACGATGCAAGACCAACGACTATAATCGTTGACCCCATTATCATTGCCTCTAAACGCCACATACGTTTATCAAGGCTGGCTAGTTTGCCGTGTACCATCTCGTAGCGAATAGCACATTCTTTCTCATGTGCATCTAGTTCCATCTGGACTTTGAGTTCTGGTTCTATTGCCATCTTCATTATCCAGCGATTTCTGTGGCTGTAATTGTGCTTATTGCACCGTATATTACGCCACGTTTGTTTATGTCTAATGTTTGACCACCACTTACTCTTGTTTGAATTTTATATGTAATTGCAGAAGTTGTTGAAGGACTATCTAAAAACTTCATGCTTGCAGTTTCACCACGGTCTGGATTAATTGTAGTTCCAACAGTGCATCGATGACCATTGCCACTGTCTGCAATCGCAATCGCAGTGCTATCTCTAATTATCTTGTAACAGATTTCAGCCGCGTTATTTGTATCGTGTGCGCCAATATTAAATTCAATCATAATTTTATTTGTTGATGAGGACGGTGTGATACTTACAGAAAGACCAGTAATATCAACAAACGAATCACTCGTAGTTGTAAATACATCAGTCTTAACTGTTTGCGCCACTTTCAACATAGAGCCAGAGGGCAGTGACGATGTGTTTAACTTTGTAAGTGCCATGTCTTCCTCCTATCCTGCTAACTCTTGAATGATAAACACTTGCCTTTTGTTGCTTGGATTAATGTGAACGACACCAGCTACTATTTTGGCGTACAGCTTATATACAACCGCAGAGGTTGTGCTTGGGGCATCTAAATAAGAAACACTTTCTGTATGGTCATTTATACCAGATGACCCACGGACAAAATTAATACTTGTAACAAGTTCCACATCAGAGCCACCACCTATTGACCTGTAAATAGCAAATTCAAATTCATCTGTTCCATTGCTAGAGTTGGTGTGGCAAGTAATATTCCAATTCATAAGAAACTTAGATGATGTGCTTTTGGGGGTAATTGAAGGCATATATAAACCAGTGTCTTGAAAGCCAGAACCACTGGTTATGTCTTTGCGTGTAGTGTTGGTAGTCATTGCAGTGCTAATAAGATTACCACCCATGATGACTGTACCATCTGCTTGGATAGTAGCCGCCGCAGTTCCAGCCGCATTTTGGATGGAGTCTACTTTTAATATACTTGTCATGTGTATCTCCTATCCTATTAAGTGACCGCTAATTTCGCTTTTGTCATTTACGTTAAAGCTGGAATCACCGTTTGCATAAACGGTCACATCAATAGTGTCGCCAGCATCTAATTTGAAAGTGGTTGAACCTGTTAAAAACTGTTGGTTTGACATAGGTGTGCCAGCGATAACGTAAAGAGGTTTATCATCACCACCGTCACTATTCCTTCGTAACCGCCCAAGCACGAAACTACTGCCAATACCATCAACTCTAAGTGCCATATTGAAGGTATAGACACCATCGACAGGGACAGTAATAACTCCCGAACTAAGCGTTATACCCCCTTGAATAAAACAGTTTTGACTAGCCGCTGTTTCGGCAAACGAAACAACGTGTTCGATTTCCTGACCTGACATTGATTGAACAGAGCCAAGCGTTACTCTAAAAGCTGGTTTAGCTGGTTGAAAAATACGACCACTGCTATCAATAGTAGCCGCTGTTGTACCGTTAGTATGTTGGAGGGTTTCCACTCCGATTATTGAAGCCATGTCTTCCTCCTATCCTATAAAATATCCTGTAGCCCAAGTGTAATCATCGCGAGTGTACACATCATTAGTTCCAGAACTTGCAGCCCTAA